ACGACGCACGCGCCGGTAAGCGCGGTAGTAGTCACCAACAACGCAGGAAGCACGACCTTCGTACCCGGCACAGACTACACGATCGACGACTTCGGAAATATCACGGTGCTGAATTTCACCGCAATCGCCGAAGGTAGTACAATCAAATGCACCTACACGCGCCTTAACACCGCATCTATCACGCCGTCCGTAATTATCGGGACAATTTCCGGCACCGGCGCGCGTTCCGGATTCAAGGCGCTGGCATTGTCTTACAGTACGTTCGGTTACACCCCGAAAATCCTTATCGCGCCGGGCTACTGCCAGGAATCTACCGGCGCTGTTGCCGCTGAAATGATAGCACAGGCGGACGCGCTAAAAGCGTTCGCAATCATTGACGCGCCGACAAATACCGACGTTGACGACGCAATTACGGGACGCGGGCCGACCGGCACAATACCCGGCTTCAAGACATCGAGCAAGCGCGTTATTCTCGCTTACCCGAACCTGAAAGTTTACGACGTGGCTACCGACGCCGTGCAAGTTCGCCCGTACTCGCAGTTTCTTGCGGGCGTCATCGCGGCTACCGACCTGGCAGAGGGCTATTGGATTTCCCCCTCCAATCACGAAATTAAAGGCGTTACCGGCCCCGAACGGATTATCACGGCCGCGATAAACGACGCATCTACCGACGCCAACGCGCTAAACGAGGTCGGCGTAGTAACGCTGTTCAATTCGTTTGGCACCGGCTTACGCGTGTGGGGCAACCGTTCGGCTTCTTGGCCAACAAACACCGCGCCGGATAATTTCATACCCGTTCGCCGCGTGGCTGACATCCTACACGAATCCGTTGAATACGCGATGTTACCGTTTATTGACCGGCCTATCAATCAGGGTACTATTGACAGCATCCGAGAAACCGTGAACGCGTTTATCCGCACGCTGATCCAGCGCGGGGCGCTTGTGGACGGCAAATGCATCTACAACAAAGACAAAAACCCGCCGACGCAATTAGCCCTCGGCCAACTGGTTTTTGACATTGAATTTTTGCCGCCAACACCCGCCGAACGGATCACGTTTGAGTCGTTCATTGACATTAACCTTTTCCGTAACCTGGCATAAATAACCTGACAAATGAGCATACAAATTAATAGGCTAACCAACGCCAACGTGTACGTTGACGGCGTTAATATGATTGGGCGCGCGGAAGAGGTCACGCTGCCAACTGTCGCGCACAAAATGGTAGAGCATAAAGCGCTCGGCATGGTGGGGCTTACAGAATTTTTTGCCGGCATTGACAAATTGGAGGCAAAAATCAAATGGAACTCCTTCTACCCGGACGCCATGAAGAAAAGCGCGAATCCGGTGCAGTCCGTCAAATTGCAGGTGCGCTCCAGCCTCGAAGTTTACACCGCCGAAGGCCGGATTGAGGAGCAGCCGGTAGTGTGTTTCATGACCTGCCAATACAAAGGTTTTCCGCTTGGTAACTTCAAACAGCACGACAACGTCGAACTGGAATCTAACCTGGCAGTCTATTCCTGCCGGCTGGAAATCAACGGCGAAGAAATCGTTGAAATTGACGTGCTGGCAAACATCTACAAAGTCGCGGGCGCTGACATCCTTGCGCAATACCGTAACAACTTAGGTATCTGATGAAATCGAATACAGTCCGGCGGCGTAAAAACCGCCGGACTACCTTAAACACAAACACGCATACAATGGCACAAATAACAGAAATTACCCTGCCTTCCGGGGCGGTGGCAACCATCGAACTCGGAAAAGGCCTGCACGTTCGCAAGGCGCAAAAAATGAGCGAGGGCGATACGTCCCTCTACATGAACTGCATGATGAGCCTGCTGGTTACCGTGGACGGGCAACGGCTTGTACCGGAGGCGTTCGACGATATGGCGGCAAATGACTATATCGAACTCCTCTCCAAAATGACGGAAATAAATTTTACGTCAGCCCAAAACAAATGATGTTTCTCGCTCATTTTTCCGGCTGGCAGTACAGCGAATTGATGGAAATGAGCAGCGCGGAGATCTTTTTTTGGGCGGTGGAGGCGCAAAAACTCCACACGGAAATGAATAAAACAGACTAACCCACAATGCAACGCGCACTTGAAGTAGCGGTAATACTATCGGCGACCGACCGCATGACCCGCGTGGTCAATACGGCGACGGCCAACGTAGTATCGAAGCTTCAAAAAATGGAGAACGCATCCCGCAAAGTTTCGGAGCGTTCTTTGTCCGTTGCGCGTGACGCCGGGGCGGTCGGTTTGGCTGTTGGCGCGGCGCTGGCAATCCCGATTAAGCAGGCCGCCGAATTTGAGACCGGAATGGCGAACGTGCGCAAGGTTGTTGACGGCCTGGCAGACCCGGCGGCGCTTAACGCGTTCTCGCAGCAAATCCTGGCACTTTCGCGCGAAATTCCCCTGCCAATTAACCAACTGCAGGAACTTGTAGCAGCGGGTGGGCGCATGGGTATCCCGCGCGATCAACTTATCCAATACACCCGCGAAGTCGCCAAAATGGCTATGGCGTTTGACGCCGCACCGGGCGAAATCGGCGAGCAAATGGGGAAGTTGGCGACGGTGTTCAATATCCCGATTGCGGAAATAGGACGCCTCGGTGACGCAATCAATTACCTCGACGATAACACGACCGCACGCGGCACGGACATTATAGACGTGATGCGGCGCGTGGGCGGTACGGCGCAGCAGGTCGGACTGGCAGCCCCGAACGTCGCGGCGCTTGCTACTACGTTCCTATCCCTCGGATCGAGCGCGGAGGTATCGGCCACGGCGTCGAACGCGTTAATCCGCGAACTCGCAATCGCGCAACAACAGCCCGCACGTTTTCAGCGCGGCCTTGCGGCGCTTGGTGTTAGCGCCGCCGAACTCCAAAAGAACATGGCGATTAACCCGCAAAATACGATACTTGACGTATTGAACCGGATTAACGCTTTGCCGGCGCAAAAGAAGGTCGGCGTAACGACCCAACTGTTCGGCAAAGAATACGGCGACGACATCGCGCGTCTGTCGGGCGGCATCGCGTCGTACCGCAAACAACTGGAACTGCTTAACGACCCGAAACTAAGCGGTTCAATGCAACGCGAATTTGCAATCCGGCAACAGACCGCCAACGCGCAAATGCAGATTTTTCAGAACAACATCCGCGAAGTTGGTATCGAATTTGGTACGACCCTGCTACCAATGTTGAACGACGCGATTAAGGCGCTACGGCCTATAATTATGGACGTAAGCAGGTGGATACGCGAAAATCAAAAACTTGTTGCGGGCATCGGCGCGGCGCTTGCTGTTTTTGCCGGATTTAGCCTGGCATTGTCCGGCGTTATGGCGGTAGTCGGCGGCGTGGCGCGCGCGGTAGAGGTAGGTATGTTTGTTTTTCAGAACCTGAGTAAGGGGGTAGGGCTGGTAGTTAAGGTGTTCAATATTTTGCGCCTGGTCGTACTTGCTAACCCCGTGCTGGCAATCATTACCGCCATCGGCCTGGCTGTGTTTATCATTTACAAAAACTGGAATACCATCGGCCCGTGGTTCGCCAAACTTTGGGAGGGCGTCAAAAAAATATTCTGGAAACTTTGGGAATGGTTAAAATACTTTTTCCTGAATTTCACCCTTTACGGGCTGATTATCAAACACTGGGGCGACATTACAAAAATAGCATCCCGCTTTTACAACGCCGGGGTGGGCATCGTTAAGGCGCTATGGAACGGCATAAAATCGCTGGCAATGAAGCCGGTGGAGGCTATCCGGGACGTAGTAACAAAGATGCGGGAATACCTGCCATTTTCACCCGCGAAGGTCGGGCCGTTCCGCGACCTGCACAAGGTTAAGATCGTGCAGACAATCGCCCAGGCAATCACACCCGCACCCCTTACCCGCGCTATGGGTGCTGTCGCCCGTGCGGCGGCGGACGTGTTAGCGCCTACCCCTGCAATGCAAACAGCCGGTGGCGGGGGCGGCATAACGGTGAATTTCCAGCCTAATATCACATGGCAGGGCGGGGTGACAGAGCAGAATAAAACCGACCTGCTGGCAATGTTGCGGCAATACGAAGGCGAACTGGTGAAAATGGTGGAATCCGCAATGGATCGCAAACAGCGCGCAAAATATTAAACCATGCACATGAACCGGATTACAAACAACGCTAACCTGAAATTTCAGGCGCTCGACACTTTGCCGGGCGACGTGCAGCAGGTGTTAATTGCCGAAGGTCGCGTGTTCATGACTTACGCGCTCTTTGATGATAAACTATTTACCGGCACAATTATAACCCGCAAACCGGGCGACTGGCAGGAAGCCTGGCAACTTGCATACCAACGCGGATTCGATGAAACGGTGGAGGGGAATATCGTATCAATAGGCCGGGGCAATCCGGCGTATCCAAAACCCGTAATGAACTAATGTACCAATTAGGCGACATAAAATTCGAGGGTATTCGGGGGCTGGATAGCCTGAAAAAAACGCGGGAATCCGTGTACGCCGAACTGCCATTGATCGGCGGCAAATCGCGTTTGCAGCGGACTGGCACGGCGCTGCAAACTTTGAGCATCGGTATATCCCTGCACGCCGCATTTACCGACCCGGCGGCGGACATTGCAGCGCTCGACGCATACCGCGAATCCGGCGAAGTGCTGGCATTGATTACGGGCGAAGGTGAAGTAATCGGGGACTTCCTGGTATTGTCTATTGAAGAAACCGTAATACAGACGTCCGCTACCGGCCGGACACTATCCGCCGAATTGTCCGTCACGCTCAAAGAGCACTTCGACCCGAACCCGACGGCGACGCGCCAAAAATCCGCCGTGAACGCCGCGTTCGCGGTCGGCACGGATAAGGTCGTACCGGTGCGCCTGGTGCGCCCTGCAATCAATAATACCACCGTCGTATCGAACCGCGTACAAACGGGCGCGTCGGCTTCAGCATCCGCAATAACGCAGATACGACAATCAACGGCAACCCCGGCGCAGCAGGCGTCTGTATTTGTCCGGGCTAAGAACCTGCTGGAAACCGCAAAGACCGCATACGAGGGCGCGAAGGAACTAATAGATACCTATACAGATATAGCCGCAAAAGCCCCGCAATTATCCGCTGCCGTTGCTGCTGCAATCTCCAACGCGTCCGCATTGTCGGCGTTCCTGGCGTCCGGCGACCTTACGAACGCGCTTACCGGCTGCGATACCCTGGAGGCGTCTATCGAAAACGTCGCAAACGCGGTGCGACCGCTAAACGCATACCTAATTACCCGCACGCCGTAATGCCCTATACCGAATACATCACGAACGAGGGCGACCGCCTGGACACAATCGCCAACAAGGCATACGGCAACCCGTATGACTGGCAGCGCATTTTGTCGGCGAATCCGTCCCTACCCCTCCAGGACGTGTACGCCGCCGGCGTGCGCCTGTCTATTGAGATACAAGAGCAGGCCGACGTTGAACAATCCGTGAACCTGTTACCGCCCTGGAAAAGATGAACGCACGGCAAATCGCGTTTGAGGTGCTGTATAACAGCCGGAATATCACGACCGATATATCCCCTTTCATCACGTCCATATCTTACACAGATAAGACAGAAGGCGAATCGGATACAATAGAAATACAGGTTGACGATACGGACGGACTTTGGCGTGCGGACTGGTACCCGGCAAAAGGCGATACCCTCGAAGTTAAGATCGGATATACCGACCTGCTTTTGCCTTGCGGGAAATTTGAAATAGACGAAATAGAAATTTCAGGCGCGCCGGATACCGTGCGGATTATGGGACTGGCAACCGGCACGCAGCCCGCGCTGCGAACGCGCAACAATTCAGCGCACGAAAATAAGACGCTGGCAGAAGTCGCAAATACCATTGCAGGCAAACACGGGCTAACAGTCCAAGGTACGATCGAGAACATTCGAATCAACCGCGCGACGCAATACCGGGAAACGGATCTTGCGTTCCTGAAAAAAATATCATATAAGTACGGGCATATTTTCAGCATCCGGGGGAGCGCGCTAATTTTCCAGACGATATACGAAATAGAAGGCACGGACGGCGTGACTACAATAGACCGCACAGACCTAACCCGGTACAGCCTAAAGGATAAGACGTCGGAAACCTACAAGGCCGCCGAAGTCAAATACCACGACCCTGTCGAAAAGAAAGTCGTGACGCATACGGAAAACGCAACGGCAACGGATACGGCGGGCGATACCCTGGTCATCCAGTGCAAGGCGGAAAATCCAACGCAGGCGCAATCGCAGGCGAAGGCAGCGCTTCACAGAGCCAACACGCGCCGACAATCTGGCAGCCTGTCAATGCCTGGCAATCCGCTTATTGTGTCGGGCAACAACTTCGAATTAACCGGGCTGGGGGTATTGTCCGGCAAATATCACATAGAAGAAAGCAGCCACCAAATAAGCCGGGGCGGATACACGACCGACGCGACCGTTAAAAAAGTCGGATAGGCGACAAAGTAAAAAATATTTGCGCGAATGTTTGGAAATTAAAAACGGGTGCGCGTATATTTGAGCCAACAAAGGACAGGAAAAGCGGGGCAACCCGCAAACAACGGCGTAGTTCAAGTGTGAGAACCCCCGGCTGCTAACCGGGAAATGCGGGTTCAAATCCCGTCGCCGTGACTAAGTTTGCAACTGGAAAGTATGCGAACCCCGACGCCGGACGGTATATTCCGGCAAACAGACCGAACGCAGCCGGCTGGGAAGCGGCACTCTAAACATACCTGGAGGACAGTTCTACACGGGGTTCAAATCCCCGTTCGGTCGCAGAAGCAAGTAGATTTTTTCATGGTCACAGCCCCGCAAACGAGCGCGGCGAAGGGCGCACGCGGGATGTTTGCGCCCTTTTTTTATTCTAATGATATGCTGAAATTCGGGAATATATGCGACATAGACGCGGCCAACGGGCTGGCACGCGTTCAATTCGATGACGACGGCGTGACGTCGGCGTGGCTTCCTATTGCTTTCCCAAATACGCTGCAAAATAAATACGTTTGGGCGTTCGACGTGAACGAACACGTCGCCTGTCTGATGGATGAGGACGCCGAAAACGGGGTAATTGTCGGGGCGATATATTCAAAAGCAGAACAGCCCGACGACGGCGACGCGGATAAGGTGCGGGTAGTTTTCAGCGATGGGGCGTCCGTCGAATACGACCGGGCGGCGTCTAAGTTGGCGGTGAAAGTTGGGACTACCGAACTCGAAGTGACAGAGGACGGTTTCACGGTGAAACGCGGAACGGAAACGCTGAAGGCAATTTTGACCGACTTAATAAACGCAATACTGGCAGAAACGCACCCGACCGGTACCGGGCCGTCCGGGACGCCGATAAATGCGGCGACATATACGGCTATAAAAAATCGTATTCCTAACCTTTTCGAATAATATTTATATGCAGGGACTTTTCAAAATCTACCACGACCCAAACTTTGCAGCCGCCGACATACAGCCGGAAAATACCGTACTGGTGCCAGGTACGGACGGCCGCGCATACCGGGATCAATGTCAATACGGAAGCCTTGGCCAACTGTCGGAGCATGCGGGGCTAATCCAGACCGGGGATGCCACATTGCGCGAAGCCGTGGACGCGTTTCGGGAAAACCGTTTGCCGCGATGGAAAGGCGACGTAAATAAATTCTAAATTCGTATCTTTGTGCCATGCCACTAAGCAAATCCGCGCTAAAGGCGACCGTAAAAACCGCGCTCGCTGCGAACATCACAAATACAAATAACTTTGACGGCGCAATAGACGCGCTGGCACAGGCTATTGCGGACGCCGTGGCAAAGGCTGTTGACGATTACGTCAAGACGGCAACCGTTACGAATATTCCCGCCCTGGTATCCCCCGCCGGGGCGGTAACCGGCACAATTTCTACCACCATAACCGGAACAATAACGCCGTGAACGTAAGCGATATAAAATCGGCTGACTGGTCTTTTTCTGTTTCTTCAATCGGCGAAGCGGTGGAGGGGGTAGCGGATATTAACCAATGTATCGGGGTTATTATCGGCACGCAAAAAGGCAGCGACCCGTTCCGGCCGGATTTTGGTTCGGACGTTTGGGACTGGATAGATCGGCCGCTTGGTATTGCCATTCCGAATATGAAGCGGGCAATTATCGAAGCGGTTGCGCTATGGGAGCCGCGCGTAACGATCACCGGGATCGAATATGCATATCAAAATGCAGCGGGCGAAAACGCGCCGGTGTATTCGGGCGCGCGGTTCAATATCTACTGGAAATTGAAACAGACGCAAACGACCGGCACGGCGGAGGTAACGCTCGGACTGTATGACGCAATCCAAAAAGCAGAACAAACGCAGCCGCCGCTTCCGCTGTTCATCACCCTATTGACTGAATCCGGGGACGTCGTGCAGACGGAAGCGGGCGAAAATATTGTAATATGACAGAACCGGAATTCATAGAGCGCGACGGCGAAAAAATTGTGTCGGAACTTATCGCGACCTATCAAGATATTACCGGGCGCGTATTGCAGCCAGGGCAACCCGAACGGCTGCTAATCAATGCGTTTGCCTATCGGGAACTGCTTTTGCGGCAACAAATCCAAAACGCGGCGCTTCAAACGCTGGTGTCCTTTGCGTCCGCACCCGCGCTGGATTATTTGGGGGAACTTGTAGGCGTTCAACGTTTGGCAGCTTCGCCCGCGTCCTGCACGTTACGTTTTACTTTGATTGCCGGGCATGGCGGGGTAGTAATACCGACCGGTACGCGTGTTGCATCTTTGGACGGAAAAATTATTTTTCGCATTGTGGAGGCGGTGGATGTGAACACCGGCGTGAATACCGCCGACGTGCTGGCATTCGCTGACACGACCGGCACGGCGGGCAACGGATACGCCGCCGGGGAAATTTCGGAGATATTAGACCCGCAGCCGTTCCTGGTGTCGGCTGAAAATTTGGCGGCAACGTCGGGCGGATCTGATGAGGAGACGGACGCCGAATTGCGCGACCGGATTAAGTTAGCGCCGGAACAATTCAGCACGGCCGGATCGGTCGGCGCGTATCAGTTTCACGCGAAATCTGCCAGCCCTGCAATCTTGGATGTAGCGGTGACAAATCCGACTCCGGGCACTGTGAATATTTACCCGCTTGCAGAGGGCGGGCTGCCTACCTCTTCTGCGATATTGAACTTGGTAGCGGCTGCCTGCAATGCGGAAAAGGTGCGGCCGCTTACGGATACGGTCGTGGTGTTGACGCCAACGCACGTTAACTATTCGATACACGTCCACCTTGCCTGCTACACTACCGCCAACACAACGGCGGTTATCGCGCAAGTTACAGAGAACCTGACCAATTACGCGAATACGCGGGCGCAGCGGATCGGGCTGGACATTGTGCGGGCGCAAATTGTGGGACTTTGCATGGTGGACGGCGTGTATAATGTCACGGTCGTGTCCCCGTCGGCGGACGTGGTAATTTCAGCAACGCAGGTACCTACCCGCACGGGTAGTTTACAGGTACAAGTAACAGATATTGTAAATGGCTAATATTACAGGAACGGGCATAGCGCACGCGCCGCACCTGGTAGCGTTCGACACGGCGGCGAAAATCCGGCTGGAGGGCATTGACCTTACGCCGCTGCTCATGTACGTTGTGGATACAGCGGACGTGGACGCATTGCCCTACCTGGCAGAGCAATTTCACGCGCTCGGGTTTGAGGGGTGGGCGCTAGCAGTTACGGAGGCCGACAAACGGGCACTAATCAAGAAGGCGATCGAACTTCACCGGCACAAGGGCACGCCGTGGGCTATTCGTAACGCCGTGCGGGCGGTCGGGTTCGGGGAATGTGAGATAATTGAGGGGGTAGGGTTCGATTACAACGGCCAAAGTACATATAACGGTGCTTCGAATTACAACGGCGGCAATTGGGCAACATTCCGCGTAAAGGTGGAGATACCGAACACGCGGCCGGTGACGCTGGCAGAGTTTACGGCGCTGCGTTCGATGATCTTGGAATACAAAAACGCGCGTAGTGTGCTGGCAGATATTACGCTGGTGTTAGTTCTTGAAACGACGCACGACTTGCCGGAAGATCAACTTGATTTTTTGGCGGGCGATGCGGTAACGGATACGCTTACAGGCGGGGCGGATTATGGAGGTGGCACGGCGTACAATGGCGCGGCGAACTACGACAAATCAAACGATCCCGGCACGATTACGATCGAAATTGGCGGGTTCGCAACAACGGAAAACTTCTAAAGAAAAATAGATGCAAGAGGTACCACGAATAGACACAATAATCCCGCGCGGCATTTTTGAGATGCGCGTGTACGACGCCGACGGCTGTCTGCTGGAATCATACGAGGCGGACAATTTGATCGTAAACGGCGGACGGTCGGCTATCGCTTCGCTGATCGGCGCGGCGACGGCGACAAAGGACGTAACGCAAATAGCGTTTGGAACGAACGGCTCTAATCCGGTGTTGACAGATACCGCAATTACCGGGGCGTTTACGAAGGCAGTCGGTACGGTATCGTATCCGGCGACGGGACAGGTGCGCTTCGCCTGGTCGCTGGAAACAGGAGAAAGTAACGGCGTAACGATACGCGAATACGGGCTTTTGTGCCAGGATAACACCCTCTTCGCGCGTAAGGTGCGCGCGGATATCTCCAAAACTTCCGACGTGCGCCTGGAGGGCACGTGGACAATAATTTTCTAACAATGGCAAATCTAACAGAATCCGCAATTTTTGAAGCCGGGATATATCAACTTGAAACGACCGACCCCGTCCTGGGCGGGGCGTCCGGCATCGCCAACACGCAGGCCAAACAGTTAGCAAACCGCACAACGTGGATTAAGGAAAAACTTGACTTGTTGGGGTTCGGCACAACGGGCGTACCGCAATACACGGGCAACCTAAACGCGCTTACTACGTCGGGCTGGTGGTACGCCACAACGGCCACGACAAACAGGCCTACGGGGGCGTCTGAGGGTTTTTTCAATGTAGTGCAATATGCGGCATTGGGGTACTCTTTTCAGGTATTCCACGACATTACGGCGGATCGTTCCTGGACGCGACGGATATTGGACGGGCCGGTATTTTCGCCTTGGTCTGAAATTGCGCGCGTTTCGACGGTGACGAGCCTGAATGATCAATTGATCGGATCGGTGGCGGCGTTCGCAGCAAATACAGCGCCGACGGGGTGGTTCAAGGCGAACGGTGCGGCGGTAAGTCGGAGCCTGTATTCGGCTCTGTTTGCGAAAATTGGTACGACGTTTGGGGCGGGCAACGGTTCGACGACGTTCAATTTGCCGGACTTGCGCGGCGAATTTGTGCGCGGGTGGGATGACGGGCGCGGGGTGGATACCGGGCGCGCGTTTGGATCGGCGCAAAGTGCCAGCGTAGATAGCGGCGGGGTGCAACTTCGCGAGGCGGCAAATAATTATTTGCCGGGCGGAAACGTGACCGGCGACGCGCTTGCGTACTTTGGGAATGCGGACGTAGCGACGTATGGCACGGCGGCAACGTACTTTGGGGGCACGGAAACGCGCCCGCGCAACGTGGCGCTGTTGTATTGTATCAAGTGGCAATAATGAAGCGGAACGGCGGCAAGGAGCGGATGAACGGCGGAACGGCGCAACGGATGCGCAGTCGGCTGGCAGAGATATTTTTCACACGCATTATAAACATCACACACATGACAGACACAACAACGGCTGAAAACCAAACAGCCGACACAACCGAAAAGCAGGTTTGCTACCTGTACGATCACAAGGGGCGGTACTACGGCTTCGATCACGCCGACCCCGACCCGATGCAGCCGGGCGAATATATTATGCCGGAAAACGCGACAACGACCGCGCCGCCGGGCGCAACGCTCGACAAATGGCAAAACTATTTTTGGACGGGCAACAACTGGGAGGTGCGGTTTGACGAAGCGCTGAAAAACGCGGAAAAAATCCGATTCCGTAAGCATCGGGCGCTCGCTTTGGCGGCTTCCGATTGGACGCAATTACCCGACGCGCCGCTGGATTACCTCGAAGTATTGGCGTGGCGGCGCTACCGGCAGGAACTGCGCGACCTTCCTGCACAGGAGAATTTCCCAGACTGCGAATGGCCTGCGAAGCCGGGCGAAAAAACCGTGAAAGCATGATATTTCGGGAATCTATGGCAAGTTGCATTACGTCCGGATTCGGATATTGCAGTATGCCCGAATCTTACGCCGGAATTGTACGCACGTCATACCCGGACTGGCAGGGGTGGCGGATTATTGACAATACAAAACGCAACGCCGATTTTACGGAGGCGCTGCGGGAAAATCGGGAACTGAAAAAGCACGTCGAAACGTACTACCGGCGGCTGTATGACGACTTGAAAATAGAGCGCATCAATTACAACCCCCTGGCATTAGAACTGTTTGAAGGAGGCGCGAAATTGGGGCGACGCTTGGCGGTGCGGATGCTGGAGGACGCGGTAAATATCGTGACGGTGGATTTTCGGGAAAATTATCCGGTGCCAATTACGGGCGAAATGAGCGAACGACTGATCGAGCGCGTGAACGGGTGCGGAAACGAAGGGGTGCTGCTGAAAGCGTACACGATCTACTTAGGAGATCGGTATTTGAAAGACCCGCAATTTTTCCGGCTTTGGATTGAATGAAAAAAAAATGCCCGACCGCTTGGCCGGGCATTTTTTGTTAGATGAGGTCGGGTTCCGTTGGCGGTTCGGAGGGTTCCGCGTCCTGGTGTTCGGCGTCCTGGTGTTCGGCGTCCGGTTCCGGCAATTTGTCGGAAAATTTGCCGGAAATTTGCGCGTTCAAACCGGATACGAAATCCGGCGCGGCGGGTTTCGGGCGGCTGGAAATCTCAGTGTATTCCACGTCGTAGGCTTCTTCTACCGTGTGCAATCCCATCGCAACCTCCGGGGCGTAGAGCCGGGAAAAGAACGCGGCGGCGCGGTAACGCAGCATTAGATCGGGCATGGTTTGCCACTTGGAGCCGGTCTTATTGTACCATCCCTCCTTTTTTGCCATCGCGATTGACACGGGCGGACCCTCCAATAGTTCGCCGGTAGCCAAATCTTTTGCGACGGCGACGCATTGACGACCGTCACCTTCGCCGGTGACTTGAAAGCGTAACGGGCTGAATTTGCCCGACGTGTTGACGGCGGCGATCAAATAGGTTGCGCTCCAGGAAGGGCGACCGTGGATAATGTGAAGATTTTGCATTACCATAAGCGGGCTGGTACCGACCCGGTTAGCCATTTCCAGGGCGACTAAGCAGTTTGCGACATTACCCTGGTAGTCCTTTGGAATCATGGACGTGCTGGATAGCATTTTCGCTACCCGTTGCGCCTGATCGAAGGCGTCGCCGTTTGAATAGACGGACGGGGCGGTGGATATTTTTACAAGTTCTTTTGACATGAAATTCGTTATTGTTGGGTGAAAAATTAAATTTGTTTGAAAATATATTCCGGTATTTTCAGCGGCTCAATTTGATCTGAGTACCCCGGCCAAACGCCGGTTTGCAGGCATTCGGCGTAGGTTTGCAGGTTGCGCATGTAGGCGGCATGTCCCAGTTCGATCGTTCGCGGTTCGGCATAATAACAGGCGACGGCGAACGGGTATTCCTTTTCCACTACAAGAAAAATAAACGCCTTCGGGTAGTTGCCCGTGGCGAAGTAAAATCCGTCCGAGTAAAACGCGGCCTGCACGTGGTAACGGTATGACAATGCCGAACGTCCGAACGCGTCCGGACTTGCGTCGGTCGTGGTTTTCAGATCGAGCAGGAAGCCGTCGGAACTAATCCAGTCCGGGCGGCACTTGCAGGCGGTCCCGGTTTCGGGTTCGTCGAACAGGATCGTTTTTTCCGCTTCACCGTCGGACAGTAACAGGTGCGTGGCTGCGAAGTCGTGGATAGATTCACACATCCGGGCGGCGCGGTCGTAATCATCGGCTTCAACAACCGTGCGGCCGTTGGTTTGTGTATTAAACGCGTCCCACCACTCTGTCGCCGCCAATGTTTCGGGGCTGGGTTTTTTTGCATTGATCTGCAACGCCGAAGGGCGGCGCGGCGCGTCGGCGGGGACGATAACGTACTGTTCGTCTAATAAGTGCGGCTGCAAAAGTACGTCGTTTGTAATTGACCCGATAATGAACGCCTTTTTCCTAGGTTCGGGCGGTCGGTTCGGATTTAGGTACTTCGCCCAATAGTGATAGGGCGAACGGTTAATCACGTCGAGGCCGGATTTACTAATCCGGCTGGTGTCGGCGTGGTAATTGTCGCGAGTGTCGGACATAATAGTGTGTGTTTGGTGGCGTGTGTGCCTGGTGAATGATGCGACAAAGATAGGCGAAAAAAATAAATTTAGGTAAATTTGCGTAAAATAAATTTTTTGGCGTATCTTTGAGCCATAATAATAACGCATAAAAATTTTAGCCATGACAGAACAACTTATCCAAACCGTTACCAACCGCGCAAACGAAATGCTTAAAAACTCGGAGATTGCAAAAATCTATAACGCAATGCCGACTAAAGACGCGGCGCAAGCGTGGTTAATTAAAGCCGCTATCGCTACCTTGATAACACCTGTAAACGAGCGGACTAAATGAAATTAGGAATCCTAAAACGTAAATCGCAAGTCGTCTGCCTGCACTGCCGGAAAAAACGGCAGCGCACGGCGGAGGTTTGGGTAACGGCGGGCGAAATTGACGCCGCTATGGAATTGTTAGACAAAAAAATTAGGCAGCCTTACACCTGCAAGAAATGCAGGGATAAGGAGGCGGAGGGAGAAACAACGCACGCAATAAAATGGATATAATTCAGGAACTCAAAACCGCCTGCAAAGAAGCAGGCACAAACTTAACCGAACTATGCCGCGAAGCCGGGGTGGATCGTTCGGTAGTCGAACGGTGGAAAAACAAGCCGCCGAAATCGTTTGAAACGCTTATCCGGCTTAATACCGCATTATCGAAGTTAAAGCACAATCGCCATGATTCTACGAGCGTACCAAACGAAAGCGGTGCAGGCAATCCGTGACGCTTACGCGTCGGGTTATCGCGCGCCGTTGCTCTGTCTGCCAACGGGCGGGGGTAAGACTGTTATTTTTTCGCACATCGCCGCCAACAGCAGCGCTCGGGGTAAGCGCGTGCTTATCCTGGTGCACCGGATTGAACTATTGAGGCAAACGGCGGCTGCGCTGAAACGCGCCGGGATAAATCCGGGGCTGATTAACCCGGCATATACGCCGAATTATCGCGCCGGGGTGCAGGTCGCAATGGTGCAGACAATGGCGAAGCGGACGCACTATTTCCAGAAAATGCCGTTCGACTTGATTATCACAGACGAAGCGCATCACGTTGTAAGTAAGACGTACCGGGATATTTTGGCGGCGTTTCCAGGTGCGTATCAGTTGGGGGTAACTGCTACGCCGGTGCGCGGGGATGGTAAGGGGCTGGGGGTGACGGCTGGAGGCGTGTACGATACACTGATTATGGGGCCGACGGTGGCGGAACTGATCGAGGGCGGGTACCTGGTGAAGCCTGCAATTTACGTTCCGCGTGATCGGGTGGATCTGTCCGGCGTGCGGTCGCGGATGGGGGACTACGATAAACAGGAACTCGAAGCGCGGATGGATAAGCCAACAATTACCGGCAACGCGGTCGAACACTACCGGCGCGCGCTGGACGGTTTGCCGGCGGTTGCTTTTTGCGTGTCCGTGAAACACGCGCAACACGTCGCGGCCGAATTCCAGGCGGCTGGTTACCGGTCGTATGCGGTGGATGGCAACATGGAGGACGCACAGCGCGCCGGGGTGTTGAACGGGCTGGCGACCGGTGCGGTGCAGGTGGTAACGTCTTGCGACATAATAAGCGAGGGCACGGATATTCCTGCAATCGCCGGGGCAATACTTTTGCGGCCGACGCAATCAACCGGGCTATACCTTCAACAGGTCGGGCGGGCGCTACGTCCTATGGCGGGCAAAGAACGCGCGGTAATACTTGACCACGTCGGCAACGTGCTAAAGCACGGTTTGCCGGATGAGGATCGGGACTGGTCACTCGAGGGCGAACCGGCAAAGAAGAAAAAGAAAACAGAAGAACCCGACGTGCGGGTGCGCATGTGCGTATCGTGCTACGCTGTTTTTTCGCCGGGAGCATCCGAATGCCCGCAATGCGGGGTGGCGGTTCCGGCAAAGGCGCGCAAAGTCCAGGAAACGGAGGGCGAACTGCGGGAAATTACCGCCGAAGATCGGGTGAACATTGCCCGCGCACAAAAAAAGGAGGTTGGAAAGGCGCGGACTCTTGAGGAACTGGAGCGCATCGAAAAGGAGCGCGGGTATAAGCGCGGGTGGGCGAATTATGTGTACAATGCGCGGCACGGGCGGGCGGATTTTGCGGTAAAATCGGGTGGAAATGTCGGGAAGGTGACAGAGTGAAAAAAATAATTAGGTAAATTTGCATAAATAAAAAAACCGGCTGTATCTTTGAGCCATTATTCACACACACAAATTTTTTTTACCATGACAAATTCTTTATCCATGCTGGATCAAATCCACAGCCTCGAACGCCGATTGGCTATTATGGACGCCGCCGGCCACGAACTGGAGATCGCGCTGTTCGGCAACGGCGGCAAGCTGATTGATGAGTTCTCGGGCGAGGACGTCCCGCAATTTTGCACGGATTTTTGGGCGGCTTACCGGCAATCGCTTACGGATTCGCTGGCGTTTCTCAAAAACGAATACCAAACCATTTCGCAAAACCTAAACAGCCTCTAATGATCAATCAAGTAACTCTTATCGGGCGCCTCGGCAACGACGCCGAAGTCCGAACTATCGAATCAGGCGTAAAATTTGGGCGCTTTTCGCTGGCTACTTCCGAGTCCTGGAAAAACCAGGCGGGGGAATGGCAGGAGCAGACCGAATGGCACAATATAACGGCATGGCGGGAACTGGCAGGCCGTTTGGATGGGCTGAAAAAGGGGGCGTTGGTGTACGTCACCGGAAAAATCACATACCGCAAATACAAAGACAAAGACGGCGTAGAGCGCACCGCCTGCGATATTGTCGCTTCCGTTGTGCGACGCTTGGAAAAGTCCGACGCGCGGGCAGAATCCGGCACGCAAATGAAGGGCAATGTCGAGGGCATGCCTTGGGTGGCGGTGCCCTCAACGCCGGAAATGAAGCCGGTGGCTGCGGGGGTGAAGCCGGTTGATGATGATGATCCGCTTCCGTTTTAATTACATCAAAAACACACTTTTATGACCTATCAAGAATTTATAGAGGGTAAAAAACATTCCGCGTCTAATTATGGTATCGAGCCGGTTTTTATGCCGGACATGCTTTTCGATTATCAAAAGCACGTTACCGAATACGCCGTGAAAAAAGGCCGGTGTGCGGTGTTTTTGGACACGGGGTTAGGTAAGACCGCGATAGAATTGACTATCGCGCAAAACTACGTCCAACACACAAATAAGCCGGTTCTGGTTATTACGCCGCTTGCAGTTGCTTTCCAGTTTATCAAGGAGGCGGCAAAGTTCGGCATCGGGGATATTGAGTACAGCAAGGACGGATCGTACCGCTCTAAGATTGTTGTTTGCAACTATGAGCGGCTGGAAAAATTTAATAGCGCGGATTTTGACTGCGTTATCCTTGACGAAAGCAGTATTCTTAAAAACTTTGATGGCGCGATAAAGGCGCAAATCACATCTTTTATAAAGCGCGTAAAATATCGGTACCTGTTCACGGCTACGCCTTCGCCTAACGACTTTGTAGAACTTGGCACAAGTTCGGAGGCGCTTGGATACCTTGGATATACCGACATGCTGACAAAGTTCTTCAAAAATAATGAGGACACAATTAGTCCGCAAAACATCGGTACCGAATGGATTTTGAAGGGGCACGCAAAGGATGCTTTTTTTCAATGGGTATCCGGGTGGTCAATAAGTATGCGCAAGCCGTCGGACCTTGGATTTAGTGACGAAAGGCATATTTTGCCGGAACTGATTATAAATTACCATGCCGTTAAAAATGAGAAAAACATGGTAATAAACGGGCAGATACTGATGTTTAACATGGTAGCTCAAAGGCTGCCAGAAGTTAGGCAGGAGCAAAAGGACACGATAGAAAAAAGGTGCCAGGTAGCCGTCGAACTTGCAGCGCCGCACCAAACGTCGGTATATTGGACTAACTTCAACGACGAGGCCGACCTGTTGGAGGAATTAGACCCGAACGCAATGCAGATCAAAGGCAGTATGTCTATTGACCAAAAAGAAGAACTGCTTTTAAATTTTTTTCAGGGCGATATTAAAAAGTTAATCACTAAGCCGAAAATTACCGCCTTTGGCTTAAACTGGCAACATTGCGCGCATACCGTGTATTTTCCGACCTTTTCTTACGAGCAGTACTATCAGGCTATCCGGCGTTTTTACCGGTTCGGGCAAACAAAAAACGTTGTTGTAGATATGGTTTATAGCGACGGTCAAAAACGGGTTTTGGATTCTTTGCTGGCAAAGTCTGAAAAAGCAAATAACCTATTTTCGCGACTAAATGAGAACGTAAATAAGTCTTACGATATAAAAACAAAAGGCTTCGACAAAGAAATTTTATTACCTTCATTTTTAAAGTAAATTACCATGATTAAGGAGCAAGTAGTAACAAATGAGTATGCAATTTACAACTCGGATTGCATGTTTGTATTGCCGACTTTGCCGGACGCGTCTATTGACTTATCCGTTTATAGTCCGCCATTTGCGGGGCTTTACAATTATTCCAGCCACGAAAATGACTTTTCAAACTGCGAATCAAAAGAGCAATTTTTGCAGCAATACGAATTTTTGATCGCTGAAATTGCGCGGGTAACAAAACCGGGGCGAATTTCCGCCGTGCATTGCACGGACGTAATAGACACAAAGACGGGGCATCTTTGGGACTTCCCGCACGAAATTATCCGGATACATGAAAAGTACGGTATGAACTATCGGAACAAAATTACCATATGGAAAGAGCCGCTTAAAGTGCGGATGCGGACAATGGTGCGTAGTTTGATGCATAAACTAATCGTAGAGGATTCTACCGAATGCTTTACCGCCATGCCGGACTACCTTTTGATCTTCAAAAAGAAGGGGGAAAACGCGGTACCGGTTACGCATGAACGCGGGTTATCCGAATACTTTGGGGAAACCCCGATTTTGCCAGCAATGACCGAAAAATACGGAACATTTGAGGATCTGAAAAAGAAGTACGCCGGGCACGATGACCCGAAAACAAACAAACTATCTCACATTATCTGGCAGCGCTACGCATCGTCTGTTTGGGATGACATTCGCATTGATAACGTTTTGCCCTTTCGTGATGGAAAAGACGAAGACGATGAAAAGCACGTCCACCCGCTACAACTTGACGTTATTGACCGGATCGTAGAACTGTATAGCAACCCCGGCGAAACCGTGCTTACGCCTTTCATGGGTGTAGGTTCCGAGGTCTATTCCCCTGTATCAATGGGGCGCAAGGCTATCGGGGTAGAACTGAAAGACAGTTATTTCAAGCAGGCGGTTGCGAACCTGAAAGAAGCCGACAAGCGCTTCGTAAAATTCAAGCAACCGGAATTATTTTAATGAACAGCCGGCCGCGTGGGTGCGGCCGGCGCAAATTTTGAAACATGAACGAAAATTTACGCGGTTGGCTGACCGCTTCGATATTAGGTTGCGGGCTGTACTTTGTTACCCGACCGGAAAAGAAACCCGAACCTTTGCAGCCGGAAATCTACGCGGTGCCCGAATACGAAGGACTGCTGGATACCGACCCGGCGGAAGTTGCCCCGCCTGTTATGCAGGTAACGCAGGCGTCTGTTGCGCCTGCAAAACGGAATGATACCTGGCATACCGAATCCGGCGCGGTAAATTACTTTCGAATTGTGATGCTGGAAACGAAACGCAGGGAGGCGCTTGGACGCGCCGGGCGGGAACTGGAGCGGTACAAAGACGGCGATACCTGGGCGATTGGATACGGGAATCATATTAAGTATTTGTCGGCTGCATGGAAACGCACAATCAAAAGGCAGGGCTACCGCGTTACCGAACAGCAGGCGCGGTCGCTTATGTATGAAACGTTCCACAATCTTGAACAGCAGGTGAAAAGCGACCTTCCGCACCTGAATCCCCGCCAACGTTGGGCGGTTAAGTCCCTGGCTTTTAATTGGGGATACGGCAACGTCAAACGGTCGGGACTTTGGCGGCATCTGAAAGCCGGGGCGAAGGGTAAGAACGTTGCGGCGGCATGGATGCGCACGCAGGTGGCGACGGGTAATCACCGGACTTCGCGGCGGATGGAGGTGGCGCTTTGGAACGGCGACGACGCGGCGGTGTTGAAGGTTGGGAAAAATGCTTATAATGCCCTGAAAGCGCGGGGCGATTTTGAACACTACTAAAATTTTTCGGTATGGAACAGAAAAACGAAACACGTTACCCCTGGCACGCCGCGCCGGATTGGGCTAACTACGCGGTAACGGATTGGGATGGGACGCGCTGGTGGTGCGAGCATAGGCCGGTTGCGGCAAAAATCGAATGGCGGATTTTATCGGGGCGTTACGCGCAAATTTTCGACCCTTGCAGCGACTTTGATCAATCCCTTGAAACCCGCCCACAATAATTTTTTAACCTTTTAATTTTAGATTATGGCTAATTTTGTTACATGGATTACCGCTGAACAGCCGCCGGAAAAACCCGGCTTCTACCTAATAACCATAATCCGGGAAAACGGGATACCCTTTTGCGGGTACGGATTCTGGGACGGTGAGGACTGGTTGACCGCTTCGAAAAAGTTTTTACTCGATTTTGAAATAACCGCCTGGGCGTACAAACCAATACCGTACAATGGGTAAGGAAAATTACGACGTCCTAAAGGCCGCTACGCGCCGCTTCGCCGACAAGGTAAGGGAAATGCGACAATGGCAAAAAACCTACTATACCGCGCCCAAAGAAAGCGAGGAAAAGCAGCGGGCGCTGGGTATGAAGCGGAAACTTGAAGCGGAAGTGGACGCGGTGGTGGCGAAAATAAATCAGGTTATCGACACATTATGAAAAGATTTATCGAGATTTACAACCGCGTAATTGACGTAAAATTTAGGCCGCTTGGTTGGTACGTTATCGCCTGCACTGTGATAATGACGGCCAAAATAGCGCGCTGGATATGGGACGTACTTTGGTACGCTTTTGACACTTTCACAATTTAAATTTTTGTATCATGTTTCACAAAATCAAAGACCCGGAAACGCAAGGCAACGCGCGTTTTATTTTTTGGGTGCTGTTTATCGGCTCTATTGTACTTTTGCTACTATGAAAGTAAAAAAACTAAAACCTTATACGCTCGAAGTTCGGGTAAATTATCAGTACGGAGAATGGGAGCAGCGGGTTCTTCTTTTGTCGGACTTGCATATTGACAACCCGAAATGCAACCGGGCGCTGCTAATCCGGCACCTGGAACAGGCGAAGGCAGCGGGCGCGCCGGTGATGATTTTCGGAGATCTGTTTTGCGCAATGCAGGGCAAATACGACAAACGCGCCAACAAGTCAGCGCTTCGACCCGAACATCAAGTAAACAACTACCTGGACGCGCTTATCAAAACAACCGCCGAATTTTTCGCGCCGTACAAGGGACTGATAAAATTCATCACGCCTGGCAACCATGAAACCGCGATTTTAGGCCGTCACGAAACCGACCTTACCGCACGCCTGGCAGAGGCTTTGGGCTGCGAACGGGGCACCTATTCGGGGTGGGTTCTTTGGCGGTTCGAGTACGGCAAAGAGTATGGCGGGAAAATCCGCACAATCCCGATGTCGTACCACCACGGGTACGGCGGCGGCGGGCCGGTAACAAAGGACGTGATACAAACAAGCCGAAAGGCTGTGTATTTGCCGGATGCGAAGATCGTTGTTTCGGGACACACGCATGACAGGTGGATATTTCCGATAAGCCGGGCGCGACTAAAAGACAATGGAGAGCAGGTAGCGGATGAACAACTGCATATCAAATTAGGCACCTACAAAGACGAATACACGGTCGGAGAAGGGTGGGCGATTGAGAAGGGTATGCCGCCAAAGCCTTTAGGGGGCGCGTGGCTGGTTTTCCGGGCGGTTCGGCATGGTATTGATTATTCGGCGGAATTGTGCAGGTAGTTACCTTTTTCGTGACGTCACGAAAATTATACCGGCAAAAGGAAATTAAAACACAAACACAAATTTTTTATTATGATTTTAGGTATAACAGGCAAAGCCGGCCACGGGAAAAACACCGTCGCCGAAATTCTCAAAGAGGCATGCCCCGCGATGGACTGGCAGCGGGTGGCATTTGGGAACGCGTTAAAAAATGTTTTTTGGGCGCTTACAGGTACGGTTCCGATTGATACGACGGACTGGAAACACAAATACCTGCCTGAATGGGGTATGACGCGCCGGGAAATGTTGCAGCGGATCGGTACGGACTGTTTGCGCAATCATTTTGACCCGGATATTTGGGTGAAGGCGCTGTTTTCCCAGATGGAGCCGGGGAAAAATTACGTTATTACGGACGTCCGATTTAAGAACGAAGTGGCGAAAATTGAAGAGATGGGCGGTAAGGTCGTGCGGGTTATCCGGCACGGGTACGATAATGGATTGCCTCCACACCAAAGCGAAACCGACCTTGATAATATGTATTTTGACACGATCCACAACGCTACGCATTCCATGAATTTTCTGCAGGAACAGGTGTTTGCCATGGCGCGTGCGCAGGGGTGGACGGATAAGCGGGAGGGGTGGGTATGAAAAAATTTATCTTAGGCGACTGCATGAACCCCGAATACGGGCTACCTTCCTATCCGGATAAGTTTTTTGATTTGGCGGTGGTTGATCCGCCGTATGGGATAGGTTTTGACGGACAAAGACAATCCACATCTAAGCACGGAGGGCGGCGATATATTGAGTTTAAGGGATGGGATAACAAAAGGCCGGGAATTGACTATTTTCAAGAGTTAAGGCGCGTTTCAAAAAATCAAATAATATGGGGCGCTAATTTTTTTACGGAATACCTATCGCCTTCGATGGGCTGGATTTTTTGGGACAAAGGCCAGAGGATATGTAATTCTGATGGAGAACTTGCATATACTTCTTTTAACAGGGCTTTACGTGTTGCGGAATTAAACCGTGTTTATATTCAAGATAACGGCGGCGGCTTTCACCCAACCCAAAAGCCAGTAAGACTCTACCGTTGGCTGCTCGAAAATTACGCCAAACCCGGCGACCTTATTCTTGATACACACGTTGGCAGCGCATCCAGTTTGATTGCCTGCGAATCTTTGGGCTTCAATTATGTGGGTTTTGAGATTGACGCGGATTATTACGAGGCTGCAAAGAAGCGGATGGAAAAGGGAATACAGTCTAATTTATTTGCACACGGAACCCCGACTAATCCATGACCGAATCAAACCTCCTACGCCAAATCCTGCTCACTATCTCCAAACGCCTACCCAACGTCCGCCTGTTCCGTAACAACGTCGGCGTAGGGTGGGCGGGCAAATTGGTTAATATTTCCGCTTTGAATGTTACCGCAATTCAGAACGCGCGACCTTTACGCGCCGGACTTTGCGAGGGTTCCAGCGATCTGATCGGGTGGACGTCCATAGAGATTACGCCGGAAATGTTAGGGCGAAAGGTGGCGGTTTTTACGGCGGTAGAGGTAAAGAAGCCGGGCGGTAAGGCGACGGCTGAACAGTTGAATTTTTTGCAGCGGGTTAAGGACGCCGGGGGGATTGCGGTTTTGGGGTTTGATGAAGAGCAGACGGTGGGGGATATTCGGCGGATGGGTGGGGGGTAATTTTTTCAAACACACTAATTTTTTTTACCATGAAACAGGACATTACAACCCTGAAACAACGCGTTAACATCGTGGACGTAATCGAAAAACGCGTCACGCTCAAAAAGAAAGCCGGGGAATACGTTGGGTTATGTCCGTTTCACGCGGACACGAAAGCGTCCTTGCAGGTCAATGAGAAAAAACAGGTATTTGCGTGCTTTGCGTGCGGGAAATCCGGCGACGTGCTGGACTTCCTGGTGGAGATGGGGGCGACGTTCCAGGAGGCGGTCGCGGAAATTTCCGGCGGTGAAATGAATTTGCACATGCCGGAAAAACGCACGATTGAGAAACGTACGCAGGCGGTCGCATGGACGCAAATTTCACCGGCACCGGCGCCGGGGCAAATAGTCCATTATCGGCACGGCGCGCCGGTCGGCGTCTGGCAATACACGCAGGCGGACGGGGCGTTAATCGGGCTGATATGCCGGTTCGATACGCCGGACGGCAAACAGGTATTGCCGTACACATACCGGACGGACGGCACGCGTAAGGAATGGCGCTGGCAGGGGTTCGAAATCCCGCGTCCGGTGTTTAATCTGCATCGTTTGGCGCAACGGACGGAGGCGACGGTGTTAGTTGTGGAGGGCGAAAAGGCGGCCACGGCGGCGTCTGTATTGTTGCCGCATGTTGTTGTGACGTGCTGGCAGGGCGGCGCAAAGGCAATCAAGAACACCGATTGGACGCCGTTATACGGGCGGAAGGTTGTGCTTTGGCCGGATAATGACGCGCCGGGGACGGCTGCAATGCTGGAGATAGCCGGCCTGTTGAAGCATCATTGCGAGGTAGTGAAATGGATACCATGCCCGCAAAACGCGCCGGAAAAATGGGACGTGGCTGACGCTACCTGGACGCCGGATGAAGCGCTGGCATATGTCCGGGCGAATATTACAACGCCGCCGGATGGTGGGGCGGCTGATCGGGCGGAACGGGTGGAGGCGGAATATTACCCGCCCGAACCCGTCGCCCAGGAACCCGGCGCGCCTGTAAATTTCGAATATAACCCGCCGCCGCCTGACTTTGGGGCGGACGCGCCCGAAATTCGAGAAGAGCCGTTTAAGGTGTTGGGGTTCTTCAAACAGGAAGACCAAACCGTTTACGCGTTTTTTTCGGAGTTGCAGCACCAGGTGCACATTTTTAAGCCGTCAAGTTTGACGGCGGCAAACCTGCTATTACTTGCGCCGCTGGATTTTTGGCAGACGTTTTTCCCAAAACCAAAATCAAAATCTTTCGACGTGGAAACGGCCATGAACTGGTTAATGCGCTGCGGGGATTCGGCGGGCATATATTCGCCGACAAACACGCGGGGTAGAGGTGCTTGGATGGACGCCGGGCGGGTGGTAATTCACCACGGGGACGGGCTGGTGGTGGACGGCGCGCCGGTGAAGTTGGGCGGGATAGAAACGCGGTACATGTACGAGGCTTCCGCGCCGCTGTCGTTTCCGGTTGAGAATCCTTTGCAAAACAGAGAGGCGAACAGGTTAATGGAGGTGATGGGGCTGATAAATTGGGAGCGGCCGGTGAACGCGCATCTTTTGGCAGGATGGTGCGTGATTGCCCCGATATGCGGTGCGCTTCGATGGAGGCCGCACGTTTGGATCACGGGCGCGGCGGGTACGGGTAAGTCGTGGGTATTCAATTCGATTGTCCGGCGTTTGTTGGGGCGCAACGTGTTAGCTGTGCAATCGGAAACATCCGAGGCGGGAATCCGGCAAACGATCCGAAACGACGCGCTTCCGATTGTTTTTGACGAAGCCGAGGGCGAAGATAAGCGCGCGCGCGAACGCATGGAATCGGTACTATCTCTTATGCGGGCTTCGTCTGCCGAAGACGGCGGCGTTATGCTGAAAGGTAGCGCGGGCGGGCGTGCGCAAACGTACCAGATACGATCGTGCTTTGCGTTCGCGTCTATCGGGGTGCAGATTACGCATCAATCCGACCGGGGGCGCGTAACCATCCTGGCACTCACAAAACCCGCTGAAGCGACGCGAGCGGAACGTTGGGAACGGTTGAAAATCCTGCACAGGCAGGTGATTACGCCGGATTTTGTGAAGCGCTTGCAGGCGCGCACGGTGTCTTTGATGCCCGTGATTTTGGCGAACGCGGATACGTTTGCCGAAGCCGTCGCGTTTGAACTTGGAGAGCAGCGCGCCGGGGATCAATTAGGGGCGCTGCTGGCAGGGGCTTATAGTCTGTATTCGGGCAACCGGATAACTTTCGATGAGGCTGTGCGGTGGGTGAAAAATCAGAATTGGGAAGAGGAACGCAGCCTGGATACGTCGCGGGATGAACTGGTTTTGCTGTCGCGGATAATGGACATTGTTTTGCGGGTGGACGCGGTAAACCTTGACCGGACGGTCGGGGAACTGCTAATAATTGCGACGTGTGAGGTGTTTGATGAGACGATTAGTAGCAAGGTTGCCCTGGACAGGCTTATGCGCATCGGAATTAAGGCGGAAAACGATCATTTCCTAATTTCGCAGTCGCACACGGCTATCCTGAAAGCCGTCGAAAATACGGCGTGGGCAAAATCAATCGGCCGGACGCTGTTACGGATCGAAGGGGCGCAAGCGGTGGGTTCCTGCAGGTTCGGGCCGGGGCATACATCGCGGGCGGTGCGGTTGCCTGTTGCCCTGCTGAAATGAGAAACGCCGGCTTTTGTGGCCGGCGTTTTTTTTATTGTTCGAAGTATAACCGCAGGGCTTCCGTGATTATTTTGGAGCGGTTGCGCTGGGTTTTCGCGTGATGTTCGGGCGTTAGGGTAATTGCTACCTTGACGCGTTTTTCGGAGGCGGGGATGGTGGGGCGGCCTTTTTTGTTCATGTTACCCGAATTTAATATGACAATCCCCGCCTAAAGCGGCGGATATTTTTTCCCTATTTGCAGCGTAATCTTCAGGAGCGCAGGTAAGAATTAGGTTCATTCGCGCCTCTTTTTTGGAAATTGCAGCAACATCGGGAGGTAATACAAAGATTCCGTTTGTTTCAACTGCATCTGGAAATTTCAAAACATCTGGCACGTCTGCGTGCACTACAAAATTGTAAGTCATAGTAATAAAATTTAAAAAAGTTTGGTATTCCCCCGCCGTTTAGCGCCGGGCGGGGGTTGCGGCGTGGGTTTTTAGCGCAGCATTTCGGCTGCGTATTCAATCTCTTCGTTACTCAATCGAAGCGCTAACAGTTCGGCCTGCTGGTCAATGTCAAGGCGCTCGTTATTTTCATTCCATTGTTGGCGGTGCGTCACCGCGTTTGCGATCGTTCCGGCAGTTCCCGTGTTGGTTCTGCGGATGCGCATTTCGACGGCGCCTGCTTGTTGCGCCTCAATTATGAGATTTTTTGCGATTGATTGTGCGTTTGTCATGGCTGAAAATTTTTAAGTGTGTGTGTGTTGCTTTTGATAGTACAAAGATACGACGGGTTTTCTATTTTGTCAATACTTTTAATAAACTTTTTTTCAAAAAATATAACGAACGTCGAATCCGTTTAACGAACGTAAAATATTAACCGTTTCAAATACCCAAAAAACCCGAACTTTGCGGCGTGTGTTTGGTGTTTGCCCCGCGTTCGGGTTCGGACGCGGGGTTTTTCAAAGAAAATGGAAACAATCGCAGAAAAAAATTTCACGCTTAACTTGCGGGAGTTCGTGTACGCACTTACTCTCGCTGTTGCTCTTTTGGGTCAATGGTATAGCAATAAGGCCGCGCTAAACGAGGCGTTTTTGAACTTAAAGGCGGAACAATCCCTGTTGCGTTTGGAGGTAACGGTATTAAAGGCGCAAATTGAAGAACTAAAACGCGCCAAATAGGCGCTACAAACGTATGGAGATCAACTACACGACGCCGGTTATTTTTGCGCTTGCTTTCGGGCTACACGGCTGTTTTTTGCAAAAGAAAATCGCAGAAGACATGCAGGCGCATTCGGTATTGGTTGACAGTATTCTGTCGGACTTTGAGGCGGCAAAAATTGCTGTTGAATTGCCGGATGTGTTGGATCGGGTGGCGGGCGAATACCGGGCAACGGCGGGGGAATACGGGACGGCGGGAGATACGGCGGCTATAAATACCCTGCTGGCATCCTTTGCCCTGTCTGAAATCCAGGGCGCAAAAGAGATTGATACAGGCCGGCAAATTATCCGAATCCGGGCGAAGGAGCGGGACGGGCGGACGGTGATAGACCTGGAGGCGTTCGCGAAACCGTCGGGAACTTCGCAGGCGGCATCCATCCGCAAACCCGCTAATTTTGCCCCACAATCAAACGAAACCAAAACACCCCTACAAATACTACTGCTTATAATTGCGGCGCTTGGGGCGGCTGCTAAGGCGCTGGAAACGTGGCTAAATAAATAAACATGGCAAAACAAACGCACAAAATCTTTGAGCGATTCCAGGGCGGTAGCGCCGGGGCAACGCCGAACGCCGGGGCAACCTTCGCGGATCGGATTATCCGGCAAATGCAATCCAAAAAATACCATATCGCCCGCAATCCGGGGGAGGTTAATATCGTGTACCTGGAGGGCGCGGACGCGGACGGCAAACCAAACGCCGACGCGGCCGACGGCTGGAACGATCGGCGTATCGTGATCGTATTCCAGGGTGGCGCGCCCGTAATCATTCACAACGCGCAGGCAACAACGGAGCCGGGCGTGTTGGCCACAAACAGCGAAGGGGCGCGCCGTCGGGGAGGTGTTGCGCGGGTGCAGTTCGGGCAGTTTGCCGTTTGGCAGGTCGGGTACCACAATGAACGGCGCAACGGGCGATTGCATCCGGCTTTAGTGCAACGCCGGCCGCTAAAAGTCCACCGCGACGCAAACAGGGACGGGAAACGCACGGGCGACGCGCTGGATTTTGCGTTCGGAATCAATCAGCACAGCACGCGCCCGAATGTGTTACCGGCGCGGGTGGATAATTGGTCGGAGGGGTGTTTAGTTGGCCGGTCGTGGATTGAACACGAACAATTTATGGCGCTGGTAAAAGCCGACCCGCGATTTAAGGCGGATGCGGGGTATTTTTTTCATACGGCTATCATTCCGGCAAAGGAGGTTTGGAGCGTCTGACTGATCGGCGGGGCGGGTAATCGGAGCCGCCAAAAAAAAATTCTTCCTGCTGTTACCGAATCCAGGCGCAAAATCGGCGCTTACGGTGATCGGATTTTCGGAAACGTTGAAAAATGTAAACCGAAATTTAGCCTCGCTTTTCGGAGCGGGGCTATTTTTTTACCCTTTTTTGGGTAGAAAAGTGTAAACAGGATTTTTGCGGTTTACGTTTTTTCGGCGTTTTTTCTACCCTAATTTGGGTAGATATATTACGTTTTGTTGTCATATTACGACTATTTTAGCGCGTATCTTGTTTATTTACAGCGTTTTACAACGAAAAAACGGCGTTTTTTGGCTTCGTTTACACTTAAAACGATGTTAATCAATAAGATACACTTTAAAAAAACGCTTTCGTTTACACTCGTTTACACCTAAAGCGCTGAGTATCAATTGTAAACGGTGTAAACAGGAAAAATAGATATATACACATACATACATACACATACATACATACATATAAATACAGGCATAGAGTTATACATGGGGATATATTTCTTATTATTTCTGTTTACAAATAGATATATATATAATAAGAGATTGAAAGTCAGCAAGTTAAGTGTAAACGAGAGTCTGTTTACACTCGTTTACACCTTTTGTTAAGTATTTGATTTATAGGGCTTTAAGTGTAAACAAGATTTTTTAGACTTGTTTACACCTGCCTGAATTAACCCAAAAGGGGTAATTTTGCGGGCATGATCGAAATATCCGTACAAAAAGCCATTAAAGACGCGAAGCGGGAATTTGCCGACCTTTCGGCGTACAATATTAAGCGCGGGGTGTCGAACGCGATTAACCATACCTTAGGCGTAAGCAAGACCCTAGTTCGGCGAAGTATCCAAGGGCAATATAAAATCCGGGCAAAGGAATTGAACAAGGCGATGCGCATACAGCGCGCAAGCGCAAGGCAGCCCGCGCAATATGGTATGCTGATTGCAAAAGGCAGCCCGCTTCCTCTTATCGGGTTTGGGGCAAGGCAGGTAAAGCGCGGGGTTTCCGTAAACGTGCTTAGCGGTCGCACGGTCATTAAGAAAGCCTTTATCGGTTCCATGCGAACGGGGTATCGCGGCGTATTTGCCCGTGGTACTTATTCTGGCGGTGAATTTCAATTCAGGACAAAACGAATACGCAAAACAGGATCGGACATTCCCATTACGGAATTGAAAACGGTATCCATTCCAAAGGCTTTAGGAAACAGCGTCGTGATCAAGCACCTTACCGAAAAAATCAACACGCATTTTCCCGGCCGTCTAACGCATGAACTTATGCGGCTGCGCACGTCGGTAGGCGACGGCGTGTAAAGTCGTTTGTAGGGCAACGTGGCGCGAACGGTGGGGCTTGTGCGATGCGGATTGTTGCGCCGGGGGTAGGGGGTTTAGGTTCTCCCTGTCCTGGATGGTTTGCGCGGCCCTGACGCCCGAAATCTCGCCAGCCAGACCTTCCCCCGCTTCGGTCGCGTAAAATCCGCCTGCCGGATATTTACAATCCCAAAAACCGCCGTATCTTTGCCGCATGGAAGAAAAAATAAGTATTAGAAAATTTGCCAAACAGTTGGGCATCGCGGAAACTTCAATCCGCAAAGCCATTGAATCCGAACGCATTGTAAAGGGGGTGGTAAAAGACGAATCAGGCCGCCCGTGGATTTTGCCGGACGTCGCAAAAGCCGAATACCTGAACACGCACGACCCGGACTATAAACGCCGGCCGGAGATTTACGAAAAGTTGAAACAGGAGGCCGGCAAAGAAGAAACCAACACCCCATCGCCGACCGGGCAAAGCACCGCCGAACTCAAAAGGATGCTATCCGAAATCCGCGTACAAAAAGAATCCATCGAACTGCGAAAAGCAAAAGGCGAACTGGTGGACAAAAAGAAAGTTTACGCGCAACTTTTCACGATGGGACAGGAAATGCGCGCAACATTCCAGGCAATACCCGACCGCGTGATTGATTCAATCCTGGCAGCCAAAGACCGGAACGAAGCGCACAACATTTTGAGCCTAGCAATTTCCGAGGCACTTACGCAACTGGCGGAAATCCAAAAAAGGGACATTACATGAAGCCGTTTGATCTGCTCAAAGGATTTTGCGACGGCCTGAAACCGGAGCCGATGTTGAAAGTCAGCGAGTGGGCGGACCGTCACCGCTTCCTCTCCTCCACCGCATCGAGCGAGCCGGGACTTTGGCGCACCGCCCGCACGCCTTACCTTCGCGAAATCCTGGACAAACTATCCGCCAACGACCCGGCGCAAAAAATTATCGTAATGAAGGGCGCGCAACTCGGATTTACGGAGGCGGGCTGCAACTGGATCGGCTATGTGATAGACGTAGCGCCGGGGCCGATGCTGGCTGTTATGCCCACAGACGAAACCGTAAAGCGCAATTCAAAAATGCGCATCGCTCCAATGATCGAAGCCACGCCGCGGCTTCGCGAAAAAATCGCGCCCGTTCGCAGTCGTGACGGGGATAACAGCACATCCCAAAAATCTTTCCCCGGCGGCGTGCTGGCAATGACCGGGGCAAATAGCGCGGTCGGCTTACGCTCCATGCCGGTGCGTTACCTTTTTCTTGATGAGGTGGACGCCTACCCAAACGACCTGGACGGCGAAGGTTCGCCCGTCGAACTGGCAATGGCGCGAACCCGCACGTTTGCGCGCCGGAAAATCTACATTGTCAGCACGCCGGTCACGCAGGGTTCTTCAATAGTCGAGCGCGAATTTGCGGCAACCGACCAACGCTATTTTCAAGTCCCGTGCCCGCATTGCGGCGCACTTCAAAAATTAGTATGGGAGCAGGTGCGCTGGCAGACGGGCGACCCGAATAGCGCCTATTACGAGTGCGGGCATTGTTTCGAACCAATACAGGAGCGCTTCAAACCCGCCATGCTGGAAGCCGGGCACTGGATATGCGACGCGCCGGAAAATGAGGACGGGCGGACGTATGGGTATCATATTAACTCGCTGTATTCCCCTTACGGCTGGTATTCCTGGGCGGATGCCGTGCGGGACTGGGAGGACGCTCAAAAGGACGTGAACCGGCTAAAGGCATTCACTAACACCGTGCTAGGGCTACCCTGGGAGGAAACGGGCGAAGTGCCAGCCTGGGAAATGCTATACAACCGCCGGGAAAATTACCAAATCGGCAAACCGACAAAAGACGTTGTACTGCTTACCGCCGGGGTGGACATCCAAAAAGACCGCATCGAACTTGAGATTGTCGGATGGGGTAAGGGTAAGCGTTCCTGGTCAATAGACTACCGCGTACTGATCGGCGACACGTCCGACCGGGACGTGTGGAATCAATTAGCCCGCATTGTCGGCGAATCCTGGGAGCGCGAAGACGGCGCGCTGTTGCCCCTTTCGCGCATGTGCATTGACAGCGGATATAACACGACGCACGTGTACGACTTTTGCCGCCGGTTCGATCCGTCGCGGGTGGTACCCACAAAAGGCCAGGACAAACAGCCGGTTATGGTAAGCACCCCGCGCGCGGTGGATCGGCAGCGCAACGGTAAACCCGTAGGCGTGTTGGGGCTGTATAACGTCGGCGTTTCCATTATTAAGTCCGAACTCTACGGCTGGCTAAAACTCCACAAGGGCGAAGGCGCGGCCGCGCCGCCGGGCTTTTGCCACTTCCCCGAATACGGCGCAAACTACTTCAAGGGGCTGGCGTCCGAACGCCTGCAAAAAAAGATAATCAAGGGCTACCCGGTATGGGAATGGCATAAGGTGTACGACCGTAACGAACCCCTTGACTGTCGGGTGTACGCCCGCGCCGCTGCCTGCCTTGTAGGTATTGACCGTTGGGATGATCAACACTTCGACGCGTTTCAATCCGGCTATCAAAAAAAGCAGACGGACGCGCCGCAAACAATCCAGCGCCGGAAATCGGATTTTTGGTAAAAACGCTGCATGCTGGTTACAGGCGGCGTTTTTCTTTTTTATATTTTTTTGCGGAAAAAAATAATAACTTTGCGCCATGTTCACACTTGAGCAATACACCACACTGAAAGCCGCTATCGCGCAAGGGGCGAAGGTCGTGCAATACGCGGATAAGCGGGTAGAGTACCGAAGCCTTGAAGAGATGCTTTCCCTGCTGGCACGCATGGAACAGGAACTCGGTATCGGTTCCGGCGCTCCGACATTCCAGGGCGCGCGCCGTGTTGGTCAATACGATAAGGGCTTATGAATATTCTCGACCGGATAATATCTTTTTTGTCCCCCGAAGCCGGGGCGCGTCGTGCGCGTGCGCGGGCGGTGGAGGGTATTATCGGAGAACGCAAATACGACGGCGCAAGTAAGGGGCGGCGCAATCCGCGCAGCAACCCCTCCACCTCCGCAAATACCGAAATTTCAGCGGCCGCGCGCGACCTGCGCAACAATCACCGGGATATGGTGCGTAACAACCCCTACGCGAAAAAAGCCGTTTCGGTTATCGCCGCCAACGTTGTAGGCACCGGTATCAAACCCGGCATCCAGGCATCGGGCAGCCGCGCAATGCGGGCAACAAAAACCGCATGGAAAATGTGGGCGGATACAACTGCCTGCGACTGGGAAGGCCGCAAAACCTTTGCAGGCATCCAACGCCTGGTAACTCAATCCGTCGCCGAATCCGGCGAAGTATTTGTCCGCGCACGCCGGGCAAACGCGCCGGGCAACGTGCCCCTAAAATTGCAGGTACTGGAAGCGGATTTTTTGGATACCGCCAAAGACGGAATCAGCACTCCGAACGGCGGGTACATTATGCAGGGTATCGAATTTGACGCCGCCGGGCAACGGGTGGCGTATTGGATGTTTGACCACCACCCGGGCGAAAACCGCCTGTATCGCAGCCTTACATCCGCGCCTATCCCCGCCGACGAAATCGCGCACATCTACTACGAAGATCGACCCGGTCAAATTCGTGGGATACCTTTCGGCGCGTCCGCCATGTTGCGCCTTCGCGACTTCGATGAATATGAAGACGCGCAACTAATCCGCCAAAAAATCGCCGCCTGTTTTGCGGCGTTCGTAACGGATAACAAAGACCCGCTACCGGGCGAAGTTAACCCCGGCTCCTACCCGATCGAACGAGTAGAACCCGGCATGATCGAATACCTGTCACCCGGCAAACAGGTTACCTTCGGCAACCCTCCACCCGCCGACGGGTACAACGATTACAGCCGCCGCGTATTGCAGGGCGTCGCCGCCGGTTACGGCATTACATACGAAGCGCTTACCGGCGACCTGTCGAACGTCAATTTTTCCAGCGGCCGTATGGGCTGGATTGAAATGGGGCGAATGATAGCGGACTGGCAGGAACTTATGCTGGTGCCCCAACTTTGCGACCGCGTTTTTTCCTGGTTTCAATCCGCCGGAACCGTTGCGGGGCTGGTAAACGGCACGGCGTCTGCAACCTGGACGCCGCCCGCGCGTATGATGATAGACCCGGTTAAGGAAACAAAGGGGCTATCCGAGCAGGTGCGTAACGGGTTCATATCATGGCAGGAGGCCGTTCGCCAAATGGGTTACGACCCGGATATGACCGCTGAAGAACTGGCACAGGATTACGCAAAGTTTGACGCGTCTAACTTCCTGCTAGCTTGCGACCCGCGATACGACCCAAACCGGGCGCAACCCGCCGAACCGCCAGACGACCCAAACGACGACCCCGGCGACACGTAAACCCAAACGAAAATAAAAATAATTCGGAAAAAGTCCGTAATATTGCAGCGAAAAAATGAATCAAGAAAATAACAACCCGCAAAGTATGCAGCGCGACGAACCCGGCAACCAAATCCGGGCAATTTTCACGCCGGATACCATGAACGACGCCGAACGCACGGTGGAGGTAGTATTTGGAACCGACGAACCGGTGATGATGAACACCTTTGCCGGGCCTGTTCTCGAATCCCTGTCTTTCAGCGGCACCGCCGTTCGCATGGATCGGCTGAACAACGGCGCGCCCTTGCTGGATAACCACAACCGCTTTGGGTCAATTACCGAATCCGTGATTGGTGTTGTAGAAAAAGCCTGGACGGACGGGAAACGCGGGTACGCAAAAGTCCGCTTTTCCAAATCCAACAAAGGCGAGCGCGCTATGCAGGAGGTAAAGGACGGAATTATCCGTAACGTGTCTGTTGGGTATTCTGTGCAAAAATACGAACGCGAAAAACCAAAGAACCCAAACGAACCGGAACTTTTCCGGGCAATCGAATGGACACCCCACGAAATAAGCCTTGTATCAGTTCCGGCGGATAAAAACGCCGGGGTACGGGCGCAAATCACAAATATTAACAACGCAACAACAATGAACGAAAACAACACGCCGGACGTACCGGCAACCCCTGTTCCGGCTGTTGCCCCGTTGAATCCTGATCAAGTGCGTAGCGAAGCCATCCAGGCTGAACGCGCCCGCGTCACCGGGATTCAGGACGCCGTTCGCGCCGCTAAACTACCGGGCGAATTCGGGGCTAAACTCATTGCCGACGGCACAACGCTCGACAATGCCCGCGCGCTTATCATTGAAGAGTGGGCTAAGCAGGCCGCGCAACCGACGCACAGCCAAAACCCGGCCGCATCCGCATCCGTCGGAGCCGACCGCGAAGCCGAAGGACGCCGCGAAGCCGTATCGGATTATCTGTTTCTGCGCGCCGAACCTACTTTGGCCGGCAAAGAAGTAAAAGACGACCGCCGCCGCGCCGCCGAACAGTACCGCGGGCTTTCCCTGCTGGACATCGCCCGCCAAAGCCTTGAGCGCGCCGGTGTCAGCACGTCCGGCATGGACAAAATGGAACTCGTAAAACGTTCGATCACATCCAGCACCTCGGATTTTCCTGTCCTGCTGGAAGGCACGAACCGCCGCGTCCTGCTGGCTTCTTACGAAAATGCAGGCGACATGTGGCGGCGCTTTTGCGCTGTTGGATCGGTCGGCGACTTCCGCGAATACAAGCGCTTGCGTACCGGTTCGTTTTCGAACCTTGACGCGCTCCAGGAAAACGGCAACTACAAAACAAAAGCCATCCCCGACGGCGAAGCGGAAAAGATAAGCGCCACGACAAAGGGTAACACGATCAACGTGTCCCGCAAAATGATCGTGAACGACGACCTTTCCGCCTTTACCCGCCTGGCTGCTATGCTCGGACGCGCGGCCGCACGTTCGATCGAAAGCGACGTGTTTGCCCTGTTTGCCCTGAATAGCGGCAACGGCCCGACAATGGGCGACGGCAACCCGCTGTTCCATTCCAGCCACGGCAACATCGCAGCCACCGCCGCAAAACCGACGGTTGACGCTTTCGACGCCGCCCGCGTTCAAATGGCAATCCAGCGCGACCCGTCCGGCAACGACTTTCTCGACCTTCGCCCTGCCTTGTGGCTCGGCCCGATCGGCATCGGTGGCCTGGCACGCGTAACAAACGAAAACCAATACAACCCGGACGTAACCAACAAGTTTCAGGTAGCCAATCAGGTGCGCGGACTTGTGGGCGATGTAATTGACAGCCCGCGCCTTTCTGGCACGGCCTGGTACATGCTGGCAAACCCCGCCGATGAACCCGTGTTTGAAGTTGCCTTCCTGGACGGTGTGCAAACCCCGTACCTTGAGCAAGACGAACCGTTCGACGTGGACGGCATCCGTTGGAAAATCCGCCTGGACTACGGCGTCGGCGCAATCGGCTGGCGCGGTATTGTTCGCAACGCAGGCACGGCCTAAACTATCAAATGAAAACAACGGGGGCGGGTAATCCGCTCCCACCTTTCAAAAATTAAAAAAGTCAAAAAAATGGCACAAAATCATATACACCCCGGCGGCACGATTGAGGTGACCCTGGGTAGCGGCGAAACCGCCTTAAAGGTCGGTGACGGCCGTCTGGTGGGTTCCATGTTCGGCGTGATCCTGTCGCTCACTCGTGCAGGCCAAACCGTGTTTTCAAACCAGGCATCCGCACAGGGCGACATCGCTGTTATCTCCCTCCAAGGGGTGTACGCAGTCAAAAAAACGAATCCCCTCGTGATCAACTTGGGCGACAAATTGTACTGGGACAATACCGCAAAGGAACTCAACAAGACCAATACGAACACCTTTGTAGGCTACGCCTATGCAGCCGCCGCCAACACCGACGGCACGGTTCAAATCAAACTGCAAACCGCCTAAACGCTAATGCCGTCCAACTTCGATACCATGCAGGCGGGGGTATTCGAGCAGGCTAAAACCCTGTTCGGATATGCCGCCGCATGGGTATCGGTGGACGGTTCGGCATCTTGGACTGGCAACGTCCTGTTCAAGAACCCAAACGAAACATACCGGCCGGGGGGTACTTTCCAATACGACCCGTACCGTTACGAAATGGAATATAAGGCAGGGGACTTCCCCGGCTTGCTGGAACGCGTCGAAAGTCGCGGCAACCCGGAAACCGTTACCGTTGACGGAAAAGAATACCACGTCCGCGATATAACGGCGGACTTCGATGGCAAAACCTATCGCGCAACACTTCAACCCGTCGCCGACCTGTGAATTATGCGAAACTTGAAGATTCAATCATTCAACGCCTGGAGCCGTTGCGCGCTTTGGGGTTTGAAGTTGTTGCCCTGCCGGATCGTGACAGCGAATACGAGCGGCCGTTCAAATTCGGGCGCGTCACGGTAGCCTACAAAAATAGCATTTTCTCGGAGGACGGCCACAACCCGAAGCCGACGATTTTCAGCACGAACGAGATCGTGCAAAAGGAAACCGCCGAACTGGAAATCATAATTCAGGCGCGCGTACTTCGCACGGACAAAGGCGTGCACTGGCTCAAACAAGCCGTTACAAAGCAACTTGTAGGCCACATGCCGGATTCCTGGGGGCGCTTATACATCCGCGAATATCGGTTTGTTGAGCATGCCGACGGGATATTTACGTATGCGCTTACCCTGTTTACTTCCGGGCTTGTAGTACAACACAACGACCCGGAAATTTTGCCTATACTTCAACAGGTTACCGTCCTGCTCGGTACCGACCCGGCGAACGTAATCAGTGCGGCCAGCGAACTCGCATCCGGCGCAACCGACCCGGACGCCGGGCTGTACAATACAACGCCGGGGCATTCGTTCAGTATCAAATACGAATTTTTCGATCCGTCCGGCACGCCGACAAACCTAACCGGCTATTCCTTCCGGTGGGCGCTCAAAAAGTTCGTAACCGACCCCGTACCTCTTGCATTGAAAACCCCGACGGCATCCGGTAACGTAGTGATCGGCGGGATCGGTGCAATTGAAAATATCTTTGCGCCGGGGACATACAAGGCGATTTTAGAGGTAATTAACCCCTCGCTTGTAGTCGAACAGGAGATTTTGTACACGGTCACAAGTTCCGCGATTACAGCACAAGAGGGCGGCGCGTACGTATTCCAGACGGGCGTATCTTTCGCGCTGAAATACGAATTTTTCACGCCCGCCGGAACGCCTGCAAACTTTGCAGGATATACGTTCAACTGGGCGCTCAAAGCATCGGCAACAAGTCCGGCGCTGCTTACAAAAACCCCGCAGGCGGCTGCAAACGTCGTATTTGCGACCGTTTCACCGGCTGAAAATAATTTCACGCCGAACACCTACCTGTCTATTTTGGAGGTAATCAACCCCGAAGGTTTGATTGAGCAGGAAATTATCAGTCAAGTTATCATTGAACCGCAGTATATTTGAGCCGCCATGTCAAACACGAATAAAGCACGCGTAATCGTTACCCCCGCCTTACCCGGTGCGCCTGGTGCGTCCGGTCGGGAAGTGGAACTGCGCACGAACGCAACGCACGTGCAATGGCGCTACGCGGGCGCGCTGACTTGGACGGACTTAATACCCCTTGAAGAATTGCAGGGGCCGCAAGGCGAACCGGGACCACCCGGCGGCGCGGTAGTAGAGTATCCGGCGGCGCAAAACCTATCCGCCGGGCGTCTTGTTATTCTTGACGGCGGCGGCGTTCGGTATTTCCAGCCCGCAACCCCCGCGCATGCAGGCCGGGCACTCGGTATTACCAAAACCTCCGGCACGACCGGGCAAACGGTGCAAATCCAAATCGCCGGCATCCTATCCGACCCGGCATTTTCTTTTACCCCGGACGCAATCGTATATTCCCGCGCCGACGGCGAACTATTTTCCACCCCATCCGGCACGGGACTTGTTCAATTTGTCGGCACCGCATTGACCGCAAACAGCATAAATATTAGCATTGATTCACCACTAATTCGAATATAACATGGCAAAGTATTTACGGATCGGTACAACCGGTCTTCCAACCGAAGAGGCAACAGTCCTTAACAGCGCGGGCGCCGGCAGCGCAGGCCTTATCCCCGAACTCGACTCAACCGGCCGCCTTACAAACTCCGTTATGCCGGTCGGCATCGGCGCGGACGTGAAAACCGCTAACGCGGGCGAAGGGCTTAGCGCCGGAAACCTGGTCTATATCAGCGCTGCCGGCACGGTGTTCAAGGCCGACGCAAATGCGGTTGACAAGGCCGCAATTGGTTTTGTCCTGGCATCCAGCGCGTCCGGCGCATCGGCTACGGTGTACTTCGAAGGCACGATCACCGGCCTCACCGGCTTAACGGCCGGCACGCGGTATTTTCTTTCGGATACGGCAACGGGCGGCGTAACAGCCACTCTCCCAACCGGCGTGGGCGACATCGTTCAACTTGTCGGCACGGCTATTTCTGCTACCGAATTGTCATTTGAGCCGCAAACGCCACTTGTTCGCGCGTAATTTTTCAGACCAAAACACACAACTATGCCGGATATTCTACCCCTCAAAATAGGCAGCACAGGGCTACCGACCGAAGCGCAAACAAACGATACTATCTCCCCGGTAATAGCGCCGGGGAGTACATCGGTCGGCACGGGCGCGAACTGGCAAACCGGAACAATAGGCTCCGGATTATGGGCGTCCGTCTGCTACGGCAACGGCTTATTTGTTGCCGTTACCTTCGACGGGGCATCGCCTGTATCAGTCAGCCGCGACGGCGTGAACTGGCAGGCGGTAACCGCGCACGCCGGATCGTGGTTTTCCGTCTGCTACGGTAACGGCCTGTTTGTTGCGGTGGCATACGAATTCACTAACACCGTAATGACGTCGCCGGACGGATTCAACTGGACGGTACGTACCTCACCCGCCGGCGCATGGGTGGCGGTAACATATGGCAACGGCCTGTTTGTTTCCACAAGTACGGGCGGCGCTAACAGTATTATGACGTCACCCGACGGCATAACCTGGACGGCGCGAACCGCTCCGTTTGTGGGTGAATTTTACGGCGTCACGTACGGCAACCGCCTATTCGTTGCGGTATCAAGTTCAGGCACAAATCGCGCCATAACTTCGCCCGACGGCATAACCTGGACAACCCGCACAACTCCATCCGAAGCCTGGTACCGCGTCACATACGGCAACGGCCTATTCGTGGCGGTAGCGTCATCCAGCACAACCCACCAAGTAATGACGTCACCCGACGGCATCACATGGACGGGACACACAACGCAATCCGCTACTACGCACCTGGATGTATGCTATGGTAACGGCCTATACGCAATATGCTCTTCATTCGGCACAAATCGGATACACACGTCGCCTAACGGCATCACATGGACGCCGCAAACGTCCGCACCTTCGGAGGAGTGGAATGGTATCACATACGGCAACGGCATATTCGTAACCGTCGGCGGCACCGGCGCGCGGGTAATGAAATCCGGGAAACACCTGGAAAATATCCAACTTGAAACAAAAGGCAGCGGTTCGGGTGGTTCGGTATCTGTCACGGCACGCCTATCCGGCAACGGTACATCTGGATCACCCCTCGACATCGCCCAACAGGGCGCGACAAACGGGCAGGTACTGAAATGGAACAGTACCGCGTCGGCATGGCAACCCGCAAACGATACCGGGCTGACAGCCGTCACCGTTTCGGCACGGCTGACAGGTAACGGCACAGCGGGTTCCGCGCTGGATATTGCACAGAACGGCGCAACAAACGGGCAGGTACTAAAATGGAATAACGCCGCGTCCGCATGGCAACCCGCCGACGATTCAGGGCTAACCGGATCGCTTACCACGTCGTTTATACCTCGCTCAACCGGTGTTAGCACGCTCGGAAATTCGCTGTTATCCGATAATACCGTTATTGTTTCGGCGGGCGGTTCGGCTGGCTTTCGGCTTCCAAACGGCACGACGGCTGAAAGGCAGGTAACGCCGCTTTCGGGGACAATGCGGTATAATACTACTAATGGGGTGTTTGAATACTACAATGCGGACGCCTGGGAAACGCCGCTGCTTTCGGCTACGGGGACGGGGCTTGGTACAGCGGGAAATGTGTTTTTTGCGGACGCGAATGGGAAGGCGGCGGGGTCGAGCGATTTGATTTGGGACGCGACTAATAATAGGCTGGGGGCGGGGATTGCTACACCTGAAGCTGTTATCCACACGAGATTGTCTGCAACAGGAGCAGGTATTTTTGTTGAAAATTATGCAGCGACTCCGAGTATTATTTATCGCAGGGCTAATGGGACTATACCAAGCCCTTCTGCCGTTACAAATGATAATATACTTGGTTCGTTTAACTGGCGCGGCCATAATGGATCTGGCTTTACAACCACCTCAGCTGCAACCATACAGGTTAGGGCTGCAGAAAACTGGACAACAACCGCGAACGGAACTAAATATACTTTCCAAATAACAAAAAACGGAACAACAACCCTATCTACTGCACTTGAAATTTCTGACAATAGTTTTGTAAAATTTAGCGGCACCCTCGGTCGCAACGCGCCCACCACAGTAACCGGAAATTATACAGTAGCCGACGGCGTAACATGGCTAATTGTCAACAACGCATCCGCGCAAACCCAAATTACCCTACCCGATGCAACCGCGTGGAGTGGCCGCGAACTGATAATCAAAACCATCCAGGCGCAATCGGTAATATCCAATGCATCCAACGTGCGGCCAATAGGCGGCGAAACCCCTGGCACGGCGATACTGCCAGCGATTGCGGGTTCGTGGGCCACCCTGGTATCGAACGGCACAAACTGGACGATCACGCAGACCGGACAGGAGCCGACTGCGGGCGGGGGTGGCGGGTTTACGCCACAGGTGAATGAATACACAACCGCTGGCACGTCATCGCTTAATATTCCTGCGGGCGCTACTATGATTGAGATTGTTTGTATTGGTGCAGGTGGTGGTGGTGGTTCGGGCCGGCAGGGAGATAATGGCACTAACAGATTTGGCGGCGGCGGCGGGGCTGGCGGCGCTTGGTCTATGGCTACTATTCGCGCGTCTAATGTTACCGGCCCGCTCTCAGTTGTTGTTGGCGCTGGGGGTGCAGGTGGAGCAGCAAGAACTACTACTAATACAGATGGATTAAGCGGATCAAGTGGCGGAGAAAGCAGGGTTCAGACAAATACAAGCGCGGTAATTTGCTTTGCGAGTGGAGCTGCCGGCGGCGGCGGCGGCACGGCAGCCTCTGGCAATAATGTATCCGCTGGTATTAATTTGGGCGATTTTCCTTCAAGCGCTTCAGGCGGTGGGCAATCCGCGTCCGGGCAAACCCCTGCCGGGTCGCTTGCAAAACAAGCTTCTGGCGGTGGCGGTGGTGGCGGGCTAAATACATCCAACACGGAGTCTAATGGCGGCGATGGAGGAAGTTATCAATGGCGAACAATATCTCAATCTAACCAAGGCACAACAACCATAGGCCCCAACGCCACAGCCGGCGGCGCGCCAACGCAAGGCCAAATTGTAGGCGGCGGCGGTGGCGGCGGCGGCGCATCAAAGGCAGCGGCAGCAAGCGGCAACGGGGGCAACGGCACGCGCGGCGGCGGTGGTGGCGGCGGTGGTGCATCTGCAAACGGATTCAATTCCGGTGCTGGCGGCGCTGGCGGCGCGGGCTATGTCCGCGTGACATTCTACTAATCAAAAAAATATATACTATGCCACGTTTTGAGAAAACAAATCTTACCCGCTCAACCAACCTTCGCAATGCTATGCAGGCGAAGGGGTATGACACAAACATACAAATCGGCCAAAAATTCTACGAACCCGACGGCACGCTGCACGTCGCGGTTGCGGAAGTGGACGGCTTTCTGGTTAGTATCACGTCCGCCACGACCTTCACCGAACTTTTTCAGCCGGGAGAAGATCTTATCCGCTGCTTTGTAATTACCGAATTAGAGGCGTGGACGTTCCGTAATATCAATCTGGAATCTTCCAACGGCGAACGCCTACAAAATGCAAATTGGCGCTACCGAATCACAGCGGGCGGCGTGGATTACTTCGGCACGGCCAACAACCTTACAAACGCGCTGGCTGAATGTCTGGTGAATGTTCTCAACTCATCGAATACTGAAATACTTCGCACGCAATAATGCCCAATATCAAAATATCCGAACTTACCGCCGGCCAGGACATCGCAGCCGAAATCCAGTTCCCCGGATCGTTGGGCAGCCAAACGTTCAAATACAGCGCGGCGCAAATCGCGGCGTATGCAGGCGGTAATACAACGCTATCCGGCGACGTGGACGGCACGCCATCTGCTTCGCAGGTAGTGGCACTTCGCGGGCAACCGCTGTCCACAACCGCGCCGGTAAACGGCCAAATCCTGAAATGGAACGGCACAGCGTGGGCACCTTCAAACGAAGTATCAACCACCACCGGCGGCGACCTATCCGGCAACATATCCGCTGCAACCGTTATCCGCTTGCAGGGGCGCACGCTGACATCCACGGAGCCTACTCTTGGACAGGTAATTCGCTGGAATGGTGCGGCGTGGGCTCCCGCTACCCCTGCTTTTGTGGCGCAAACTTTCGTGTACGACGTTGCCAGTACCGACACGCAACTGAACGTTCCGGCGGGCGCTACTATCGTGGATATTGTTTGCGTAGGCGCGGGCGGTGGTGGTGGCGGCGGTTCTCGAATGACAGCCGGATCAACGCGTTCCGGCGGCGGTGGCGGTGCGTCCGGCGGCGTTTCGATCGGCACGTTCCCGCTGTCTGAATTGGGCAACCCGACGACCTTGTTTGTCACGGTCGGAGCGGGTGGCACTGCTGGCGCGGGCGCAACCGCGAACGGATCGGGCAACGCGGGCGGCAACGGCGGCGAATCCAATGTCAAACGCACGTCCACGGCAACCGCTAACAGGTTCATCCGGGCGAATGGCGGAAATGGCGGATCGGCCGGCGCTGTTGCGTCTTCATCCGCAGGCGGCACGACCTCTACCGGCGGCGCGATGTTTCAGAATGTTGCGGGCGGTAGCGGAAACAGTACAGCCGGATCAACTGTCGCGTCTGTTGCCTACGCGGTAGTTCCGACCGGCGGCGGCGGTGGCGGCGGGCTAAATTCAACTAACACGCCGGCTAACGGGGGCACTGCAACAAGCGGATACTACACGCTTGCGAACGCGGGGCAGGGTGGACTTGTTGGCGATGTAAACGGCGGAAGCGGCTTTGTGGTAACCGGCGCGTTTGCGGGCGGTGGCGGTGGCGGTGGTGCATCTGCTACCTCCACAAACAGCGGCAACGGCGGCGGCGGCGTTCGTGGCGGCGGTGGCGGTGGCGGCGCTGCTGGTCAAGACCCTAACAACGGAGGTAACGGCGGTGCTGGCGGTGCTGGCTACGTCCGCGTAATTTTCTACTAATGAAATATTTTTTCCGATATGCGTTTTTATTTTTGGTCTGCAATATTTTTTCTCTTAATTTTGCCCGTCGCGCTGCTTTCCTGGGTGACGCTGTCGGCTGCTGAAAAAATGAACGATGCAAGATAACAGCCCCCTAAACGACCTGGCAGAAATAATAGGAATGAAGGCCGCTAAAACGGCACTTGAATCCTTATACGTCATCGCAGAGCGTCACCGGGGTGAACACCCGAACGCGCGCGCGGTGTTGTATTTTGAGCCGAACACGGAGGCAAAGTGGGCGAAGGCGATAACGCGCGACCGGATAGACGAAACAGAGGAATAACACACACAATAAAAACACTCGCACACATGGAAAAGACAATCCAACTCGAACCCGAACAAGCCGCCGACGTGCGCCTGTTTGTCGGCATGTACAACAGCACCGCCGAAAAGGCCGCGAAACTTGAAGAAGAGTACCGCACAGTTGCGGACACAATGAGCAACCTCATGGAGAAAATAAACAGCATCCTGAAGGCTGCATCCGAAGCCGGCGGGCTTGACCTGACAAAAGAAATCCAACTGTCGGAAACGTGCGACGCGCTTACGGGTGAATCAATCGAACCCGCCGACGCTGAACCCGCCGAATAACACCGCCAACCCCGAATAACACCGCCGAATAAAAAACCCCAAAAAACCAAATAAAACCCGTAACTTCGCGGCGTAAAAAACAAATTGAAAATGAACGAAATTATCAGAAAGAATTGGTTTACCACCCTGGTTGGCGTCCTGCTTATCGCGGGCGCGCTGGGTGATGCCGCTGTTTGCGTAGTCAAAGGCGGTTCGTTTTTTGACTGCATTCAGGCTGCATGGGTGCAAATTCTCGCAGCAATCGGATTTATCGGCGCAAAAGACGCCGAATCAAAGTAACAAATAAAAACAAAAAACAATATGCCCGCATCCTATCTGCACGGCGTCGAGACGATCGAAATCCAAAAAGGCGCGCGCCCTGTCCAGGTCGTTAAGTCTGCGGTGATCGGCATCGTTGGCATCGCGCCAAAAGGCCCCGTAAACCAACTAACGCAAATCCTGAACCCCGCCGACGCTGCTACAACTTTTGGCAGCGAATTGCCGGGATTCTCTATCCCGCAGGCCTTATCCGCAATCTATGCGCAAGGCGCGGGTACGTGCGTCGTGGTCAATATCTTCGACCCGGCTACCATGACATCCCCGGTAGCGGCGGAAACAAAGACCGTCACAAACGGGAAAGCAAAAACGACGCACGCGCCGGTAAGCGCGGTAGTAGTCACCAACAACGCAGGAAGCACGACCTTCGTACCCGGCACAGACTACACGATCGACGACTTCGGAAATATCACGGTGCTGAATTTCACCGCAATCG